CTTGTTTGCTTCTACTAGTACATCCTTTACAATATCGTAATTAAAGTCTTTTGGTGCTAAATGTGCAGTTGGTTCTCTGCCATCGTAGTCTGGATCGTGTGGAGTAGGCACTGCAACAAACACAATGTCTCTACCCTTTACTGCATCTTCAATTGTAGGCATCATTGTTACTTGATGACTGCTGCAAGAAGTAATATCGTATCCTGTAACATTATGTTGTTTACTTGCCATTGCTTCTGCACACGGCATGCCTAGCTTGCCTGTGCCAATAAATCCTATTTTCATTTTATGTCCTCTATTATGACTTGTTATTTTTACTTATTTCATGAGCAACAATATTAACAACCATCTTGGTTCTCTTTTCTAAATCTGTTATATCATCAAACGAAGTATCGCACCAGTCTGTTAAATGTGATATATCTTTATTAAATTCAGTCATGTAATATCTTTTAAGATTTCTTAAAAACCCTTTACTAGCAAGAGGAATAAATTTTTTATTCATCAAAATACATTTTACAGTTTTTTCTGTCGGGAAAAAATTGTCCTGCATAGTGCAACCAGTTGTTTCTGGTACTATTACAAAATCAACTGCGTTGTATAATTCAGCATTGAACTTTTTTGTGTGAGATATTTGCATATTAAATTGGTTAGTATCTGCAACTAACGGTAATTTTAACTTTTTCATTTCATCCTCAATAACGGTTTTAGCGGAGGGCGATAAAAAATTTTCAGTTTTATAATCGTCAATTTTTCGAGGATCGAAATCTTTATCTATGTAATCTTCTCCAAAATAACTAACATGACCGTATTGTAATAAATTATATTTTGATAAAAGTGCTATTAGAAAAGTTCTCGACGGATTTAATTTGCCTGTTAAACAAAGATACCTTTGTTTAGGCAATGTATCAGCATTAATGTCTGGCTGGTATATATTACTATATCTAATAAAATAGTGATCTGGCGTACATATTAATCCTTTTTGTGTTAATTTTAACAGTAAAGGATATTGATTTAAACGCTCGTGATTGACAGGATTACAAAAATAATGCACAGCTCCCAGATCACACTGCAATATATTAGATAAATTTTCTAATATTTCTAAAACAGTGTTATTTAAGAATTCATATGTACCATCAATGTAAATTATTTTTTTAGAATTTATATATTCACAAATTTCCTTGTCTTCCATTGAGGAGAACGTATTAAAGTCAATTAATACTGCTTCTGCATCTTGTAATGATGTTATATTAGTTAATTGTAGGAAACTTAAACCACTATTATGATGTAAGGGAAATGTTTTTTTATTAAGTTCCATTATTATTACTTTTTAATATATTATATAGCTTATCTCTAGTGCCAGCTAGGACTGATGAGTTTGAGTTAGAAAGTGCTGCATCTGTTCCTGCGCGGCGGCGAAGCACTCTCATGTTATGTTTGAATGTTGGAAGCATTTCTTGCATTAATGATGTTAACTCTTTTGGAGATTTATCAATAAATTGTTTAATAGCAGCGTTAACTTTACGTATTTTTGTTTCATAATGCGGTTCGTCATCATAGCTTTCGTCAATCCATTGACCAAATGTTTTGTATCCAAACTCTTTTAATTTTTCTAATGATTTATAGTTTCCGCATAATACAAATGGTTGCCAATGTGTTATTGGCTTAAATACCTTTTCACTAAAAAACAATTGATTACTTGTAGCGTTTGTTTCTGTAACTATATGCAAATAGCTTTTCTGAAACTTTTCTGTGCTGGGGTCCCAGTTAGGGTTAGTAGTTTCTGGGTCTATCCCATCATCATATGCTAACGGTAAATGCTCTCGAATATTGTTAGCATAGCTATTCCACAGTTCTGGAAATCTATTATTAAAATCAGTTTCTAACTGATCAGAAATACATTTTTCACCGTAGCCACCGCCGAGTGCTACTGTTAAAATTCCTGTTTGATCAGATTGTGTTAGTGCTGATGCAACTGCTAGTCTATGTACTTCGTGTCGACGATTTAAACATATGTATTTGTAAGGTCTAATGTCATCTATAAAATCAGGGGTATGCGGATCAAAATGTCCCGGCATTCCTAACTCCCAACAGCTATGAGGAACCGTTGTATATCGTTCGTGAGTTAAATAATTGCCTGTCATTAAAACAATACGCTCATCTTTAATATTATATTTTGTTTGTATATGTTCAATGAAATGATCAACATATGTAGAAAAGTCCCAACCTTCTTGTACGCTTTGTATAAGCAGAAAACATTGTCCTGATCTAATAGCTCTTAATATATCGTCAGGTATGAATAGACTATCCTTCATTGGACTGCGGTGCATGTTACTGTTTACAAGCACAATAGGATAATAAAACTTTTCTTCTAAAGGAATTTCGTCAATTTCATCAAACACATGCTCCATTAATTGTATATCATAATAGTGCTGGTGATCATCATGTGTATTATTATTTAATGCTTCGCGAGCGACTGCATCAGGAAAGCCATTAAAGCGTATCTCTTTATTATCAAAGTTTTCAATATAATATTTTATATTATTTGTTTTCATACAATGCATTCCTTAGATCATTTAGTAAATTTAGTTTAATACAAATACCGTGTCTTCGATCAATATTATTAAGATTGTGTCGAAAGATTGGTTTCATTTTTTCCATTATAGTAGTTAGTTCGTCAGTGGGTTTGTTAATAAAATCTTTGATGCTATCCACAAGTAACTCTAATCGTTTTACTGCACACGATTCGTTATCATAACTTTCGTCAATGAAATTACTAAATGTCTTATATCCAAGTTTTTTTAATTGTACTAGTGTACCTGGGTTTCCATATACAACAAATGGCTGACAGTGCCACATAGGTTTAAATATTTTTTCGCTTAAAAATAAAGTATCGTCCTTGTAATATGTTTCTGTAATAATATTTAAATAACTTTGATGAAACTTTTCTAACTTATCATCGTAGTTAGGATTTTCTATATCAGGATATATTCCATCGTCATATGTTAGTGGTATAGCCGGAAGTAGTTTTTCGCCGTAGTCGTTAATTAGTTCTGGAAATTCTTTACAGAATTCCTGTTCCATACCTTTATAAAAATCATTTCCAAATCCGCCGTGTTTAGCAACAGTAAGAATTCCTTTACGTTTGAACTCAAACATCTTAGTTGCTAATGCTATTCTATGGGGACTAGGACGTCTGTTAAGGCATAAAAATTTGTGCTTACGTGTGTTACTTACATTGTCTAACCCCGGCTGTGTAAAATCATCTAGACGCATTTCTTCCCAAAAATTATATGTAACAAGACTAACATCTAAATTTTTAAGATAGCCTCCGTCCATAATTACAAAGCTGTCGTCTTTTAAATGCAACAGCGTTTTTATTTTCTGTATAAGAGGCTTCCAAAATTCTTTATAGCTCCATCCTTCGTACGGCGATACTAGTAAAATTTTACACTGTCCATTTCGTATAGTGTTTAATATATGCAATTCAATTTTAAGGGTGTCAATAATGTCAGTAATTTCTGTTGCACTAACAACTATAGGATAATAATATCTATCATACGGTATTTCCTGTATTTGTTTGAAAACATAACCAAACATAGTATTAGCATTGCCGTAATGATATCTAAGGTCGTCCCTAGGATACAATGCATTTGACTGGTCGATAACGTCTTTTGAAAATCCGTTAATATACGGATGCCTGTCGTCTACAATAGAATTTACTCCATTGTCTTCAATATACAATTGTACTTTTGAATCTTTTATAAACATTATTTCAATTCTTGAATAAATTGTTGATTGTCTGTTCTAGCAGGGTTTTGGTATACTGCTTTAAAGAACTTACTTTGTTGTGCATCTAATGGATTTACTGAAATAGGAATGTCTAACTCATCAATAAGACTGTTACCTAACCGTTGAATTGATTCTAACAAGTTGTCGTCATGTATATACACACTAACGGTCTCATCCCAATACTTGTTTAGATATTTAAAGTCTCTTACTTGTACGTAATCCCAGTCTGTACACATTGTCATATACAGGCCTTCTCTAGCACCATAGATAGCCCATAGGCCGTTCTTAACGTCTGCACCTATCATAGTCCAAATGTACAGCCAATGTAAGCAGCGCCAGTGATTGTTTTTAAGTTCGTCTTTACTAATTCTTGCGCCACGGTCAGTTGCAAGCTTTACACCTTCTCTAAAGCCTGCTCTCCACGCCTGTCCAGCAGTTTCGTTATTATATACATCTGAGTAACAGCTATTCATTTGTATGTATTTTGCATCCCAGCAAAAGTCTACTTGTGCATGTGCGTTGTTAGGATCAGCATTTTCATGTGTGCGCATATTCAGCACATAATCTTTAGGCCAACACTTTAGTCCACCATTGCCATACATTAATCCGTTTATTTCGTTTCTGCCGCACCAGCTTATTACTGTGCTTGTTAAGTCTTCATGTTCGTCAAAGTCAAGTACTTGGTTTAAGAAATCTTCGCGGATTCTATTGTCACCGTCTACTGTAATAAAGCGATCTGTTTCACTTAGTTTAGCACATGCCTTGTGTGCAGCATCGCTACCATCTACTCCGTGTACACGTTTTGCCCAGGGAACTATTTTGCATAGGTCTGCATAGTTTTTTTCTGCGTTAGGTTCATCATAACTTAGATAGATGATGTCGTAATCGATTGGCTTAAATTTTGCCATTAAATAACCTCGTGTGCGTAACTGTCAAAATATTTTGCTGTGTATATACTTACACTATCCTCGTTACTCTCGTAGTCAGACGTGAACGGAATTGCAACTAATGCATTGGTAAGTAAGTCAGCAACCTTAAATTCTAAACTTTTGTATAAAATATTTGGATCGTATTTTGCAGTCACACTAAGATACAATATGTCAGTAGGTGCGTAGCCGCTGCTAACTAAAAATTTCTTAGTATACGGATTAAGAACTATATTCCAACAACTGTTAGGTATATTTTGTTGTACAATAATATCGTATTCCTTATCAATCTCTGCTTGATATAAATATTTTCCTGAAAGAATGATATTTCCATTTTTTACTTTGATAGACGGAGTGTAATCTAACTCCAGCGTTGTTAATGATGCTGTTTCTTCTATATCATCTAATTCTACTTCCCAAATTGCCTCAGTTTCAAGTGAGCAGTATAACAGTTTATTAGACGTAGCATAAAATAAGATACTTAATTTATCTTTGTCGAAGGGTTGCTCTATAATTGCAGTTCTGTAAATACTGTTGTTATCTAGTATAAGCATATTTGGTCTTATAGTAGAAACTGTTTCTAATAGTTTATTTTCGTCAGCATACAATAATACATTTTTAACAACAATTTCTACATTATCCATTGTAAATTCTGTATTAATAGCTTGGTCTTGTAGGAGTTTGTAAACAATGTTTTTATGCCATACGTGTTGTCCTGCAACATGTTCTAATTCTTTATACCACACATCAACGTGGATGCCAACATATTCAGGAATTGTTGTTAGTTTTTCTACATTATGGCTTTGAGTCGGAATAGAAGTAAGTTGGACATTTTCTAAATAAAGAGTGTGCTCTGATTCGTTCCATTCCGTTGGATCTGACATAAGCTTATAAACATTTTTATTATGCCAAACATGTTCACCTGCGCGATAGTTACTTACTTCACTATCATTCCAAATGTATACACTAATTCCTTCATGAACCCGTGTTAAAGACATGTGTCCGTCATGAGAATTTTTAATAATCGGTAATTGGTAGCACATAGTAGAAGCTGTTTTATGATTATCTTCATATGCAACTTCTTTCATAAGTATTTGTTTAACAGACATGTCATATGTTATGATGAATTCATCTGTCCGTTTTACACCAGTTAAGAGAGGCGCTGCTTCCTCAGGCGACACTGTAAGAATCTTGTATTCTTCATTAGGTACATTATGTCCGCTAATTTTATGGATTTTGCCAGTTTTTTGATCGTAGTATATATATGCTTCTGCAGTTTCAACACTTACTTTAATCTTTTTTAGTAAATTACGTAAATCAGACATTTGTTAGTCTCCTGTATCTTTCTATAGCTGGAGACTTTTCTAAAAAGTCGCTTTCAGTATAATGTAGTATTCCAGTTTGTGCATAATTGCCAATCTTTAAACTACCAGCAATATCAATATATACACCCATTTGATCTTGCCAACTACTATTAACTTCTTTCCAGCCTTGACAATACGGTTTCATGTGAGTAAAGCTTGGAAATTTAGCTGTATTGTTTGTAATAACTTCTGTGCAATTTAATATGCGGGTAACTATAGCTGCACATACATCAATACTTACATGCTTTGGCCTAGTGTCGCTTTTAAGGTGTTGTTCATAAAATGCTTCCCAGTTGTTTACTACTAACTCTAGCCAAGCATAAAACTCTTGTGCAAATTCGCACTTCTTAAAATAGTGCAACCCACTAAACAAATTAGGAAGATTGTTATCAATAAACGTTTGTCTATAATAACTAGTGTCAGCAATATCGCCTCTGTATGTTAGTACATTACTAGTAAAGAACATTTCGTAATTAGCTAAGAAATCCCACCATACATCAATGTTTTGTAATACTAACATATCAGTATCCATTACAATAGTTTCATCATAAGGACTAGCGTGGTATAATTTATGTCTGTTTTCAACTTTCCATTCACTGTCTTCGGCGCTGTCGCCAAACGGAATAGGTATAATCTTATCAAAAAGACTTATATACTCTGTTGGTACTTCATCATTTGTGATTAAACTAATGTTTGCATCATTATAAGTGTGTAAACTCATTGCTAATAAAGCAGCTTGTTCTACATAATTATCAGTTGCATTGTTTTGTGCAAGAACTACAATTCCTTTAGTCATTTGCAAACTCCTGATCAATTATTCTGTTAAGACTAGCTTTGTTCATTATGTGAATAGTTTGTCCTTGTGTCTTTAATGCAGTGTATTCTCCGATATAATCTTTCTTTTCTACTAAGAACATAAATTCGTCATTATTCATTTTCCATAGAACATCTCTGTCAGTAGTATACAGCATACTTCCTGGTAGCTGCTGGGCAAAGTCGCCTTTCTGGAAACCATTCATTATGTGTATTGCAATACTAAAAGCAAAGTCATTCCTAAACAAGCTAGAAGTTATTTGGTATACTCGTCTATAATGATTCCATTCTTGTTCTATATGCTTAATTAAGTCAAAGAAGATCTTGTTAGATTCTGACTTTTTAAAGTACACAACAGTTGCCCAGTAAAAGTCAACACTTGTATCACTTATTTTATCGAATTCAGTTTCGTCTCGTACTTTTGCTACATCATTAGACTTTTTATAAATTAATAAGTCAGATTTTGATGTAAATACCGATTTTAATAAATCATTTGAAATAATGTAATCAGTGTCTAGTAATAAAGTTTCGTCATACGGGCTAAGTTCATATACATTTGCGCGATTAGCATTTTTAAAACTAGCAGTTTTTTTAGAAAGTGTACCATCAAAGAAATATCGCATATTAGCGTTAGCAGTTTGGTCTAAGTTAATAACATTATCAAAGTCATTAATGCCAAATGCTGTTTCTAAGTACTCTGTACTATCTGTAGCAATAGTAACAGGTATGTCTAAGTATTGTTTTATTCGTCTTGCAAGAAATACTGCTTGTTTCACATAATCAATATGACCATTATTTCGTGCAATTAAAAATGCACCTTTATTGCTCATGATTAACTAGTTTCTCCACACTACGGGATGTCTTTAATTGCAAGTATGCTGAATGATAGTTATTAGATGCAGTAGTATACAAGTCTATAATATTGCTATAAAAATCACTTAGGTCTTCTACTAGGCAAGGAATGTTATTATCGTCTGTAATAACAACTTCGTCTTGATCAGCAGATACCATTGTACTTACAAATGTAATTAACTCACGAGTAATTGTAAATTGCGATCCACTGTAAAAGTGTATTAATTCTTCTTGGTACTTTTCTGCTAACAGTCGCTTCTGATTACTCAGTGTTAGCATATAATTAGAAAAGTCTAGTGCTTTTTCTAAACGCTCATCCATAGTTAAACTCCTAGTTTATTATTACTACTAGTATATATTGGATTTAATGATTTGTCAACCAGTAAGGTGGCTGTTTATGAAAGAGGTCTTGTTGTAAGTCCAGTAGGATCGTCTGATATAAGTGCTGTTGCGTGTGATGTTCCGTTAATAGTTACTGTGCCGTCTGCTGCAACTGTTTGCACAACACTATTAAATGTTCCGTAGACTATTTCATCAATGCCGAAGCCGTCTACGTTATTAGGGGCGCCGTCTATAAATTCTACTTTAAATCTTATAGCAGAAGTACTATCGCCCGTTGTATAATTCATTGCGTACACGTTATATCTGTTTCTTGCATATACATTGCCGCCGGATCTAGTATAAACTATCTGATAGCTTCCTGAAAGATCGTGACTTCCTATGCTAGTGTCTGAACCGATGCCAGCATTATTTACTGTATTTGTGCCTTTAAAACTAACTGTGCCCATAGCGTTTAATATTGTTTGCCAGTCGACTGTTTTTGCTTGACTTCCGGTATAGTCAACTGATGCACTAAGACGTATTTCGCCACCTGAATTAAAATAGTGCCTACGAGCTTGTGCTGTTGGAAAGGACATTGTAAATATGTGTGAAATTGTAGTAGTCCAGGTGCCGGTTCGTGAGCTAGATGCTTCAGGAGCTGCTGTTATCCGCAAATTTGTCGGATCTACTGTAAATCTGTCAGTTGCAATACTTGATGCTAAAGACTCTAATCCTATTACATACGACTCTTCAATTTTGTCAGCAGTAGCTCCGTTAGTATTATAGTCACCTACTACAAATGCACTAATGGCTGCGGCTGCGCCTACTTGGTGCGCTCTAGTGCGTATTAGGTCAATGTATAAATCTTCGTAATCTTGTGCTGTAACCTTAGATGCTGCTGAAGGTGACAATAGTCCCCGTGTACCAACTACACTATTTGTAGTAACGCCTTGTCCGTAGCCGTAGGTAGGATTGCCAATACTTGAATTTGAAAGTACAAGATTTACTGCATCCTTAAGCGTATTGTATCTACTAGCTAATATAGTTGTTGGCATTTACTTCCTCTTTTGCTTTAAGTATTTATTTAAACTTAAACTTAAAATAAAATGTGTGGCTTATGCCAGTGATGAAGTATTATAATAAGTGGGCGCAACTACAGATATATCGCCGTTTGCACGATAATGTTGTAAGATGCTGTTCAGTGTTCCGTCTACGTTATTATCAATGTTGCCAACTTGCACTATGTCATTAAAGTCAACTCTAATAATAATGCGTGTTGCAATATCTGACCTTGCTTTAACAGTATATATATTACCTGCATATACACCCTGGTTTGTTCCCGAGCCAATCTTCTGGTATATATTTTGGAATGAAGGTGTTAAGTCATAATTACCAATCGATGTTCCGCCGCCTAAAGATGACACTGTAGTTTCTGCACTAAATTTAATATTTCCTACTTCAGAACATAACAGAGTCCAGTCTAACCCTTTTGGCGTAGACGAGCCTGTATTATTTGCACTTACTCTAAGTTCGCCGCCGGTATTGAAGAAGAAACGTCTATGCTCTGCAGAAGAAAAAGTAACTGCTATTTCATGATAAATTAAGCCGTTCCAAGAACTGCTTCTAGAAGATGCTATTGATGGTTCAAGTGCAGCTTGTGACGAATGCATTATAGCTTTATCAACAACAACTTGATTCATTACAGTTTCAAAGTCTGCAATACCCTTCTTAAATCCATCTGGGTCTGCTGTTGTTACGCCTGCATCGTCAATATTAAAACTAGTATCAATTGCAATAGTGTTAAGGTTTTGTACAACCTGCGCAATACCAATGTCGCCTGCACCAACTTGATGCACTCTTGCAGCAAGTATATCAGCATAAATTAAATTCATGTCTGCGGCTGTTGCTATATCACCAGTGTTGTTAACTGGAGCACTTCCAACCGACTGTCCGTATCCACTCTGCCCCGAACCTGCACCCAAGATCAAGTTAACACTTGCTTGTAGGTTGTTAATTCGTGCTGCTGTAATTTCTGCCATTTTTAATTATACCTTAAGTACGCATTCTACTAATTTTTCTTCTTCTGAACTATCCGACTCAAGTGCAATTCCTACTATTGCATTTGTTGCAACAGTTGTACATACTCCATCTTCCCAGGCATAAATTACATCGCCTTTAGCGACAGGTCCTTTGACTCTTACAGGTAAACGTCCTTTAAGTCCAATGTATTGACCATCCGCTTCACTGTTCATCATGTATGCTGGATCAGTTGACACAACACCAATGCAGTGATCGCTTATTGTTGCCGGTTCTACTTCGTGATCTGGATGACTGCATACTGTTACTGCTGTGCCTGCTGGTAATTCTTCTGCTGTTGTATATTTTTCTGCTAAGTCAGCATACCGTGCTTGTGTTGCGACTCCTTGGAATAGTGTTGCTGCAATATTACCCGTTGCATCTCTTACTGCAACTGTATTATTAGTTGCACTTGCGCTTGCAGTACGGAAATCACTGCCTACTCTTAACGTTCCAGCTTTAGTTGCTTCGCCAGTAAAGTTAGTTGCATATACGTTTGACCATCCTAAACTAGCAGATCCCATTGTAAATGTGTTATCTGCTGATGGAACTATTCCTGCTGATGTAACTGTACCAACGTGCGTTAACGCTCCTGCTCCGCTAGTAACTTTAAGTTGAATTGTTCCGCTGTTAGTAACATTTTGTATTACGCCGTCGTATCCGTTTGCAGCAATTTTAACTTGCAAATCATTAGAATCACCAATTAATATGCCATCATCTGGAATATCTAAAGCACTTGTAAATACAGTGTTACCAGCGCCTGTTTGAATAAAGTTTCCTGCTGCAATACCGCCAAGTTTCTCAGCGTTTGTTGCGGTTCCATGGAATCTATCAGCTGTACTTGTAACTCCAGCAGTTGCTAGTTTGGTATTTCTTAGTGTAATACCTTTGTTAATTCTATCATAACCTTGTGCAATTAATGCAGTTTGGCTTGCATTTAGATCAAACTGTGTTGGGCTTACAACAAATACTGTTACGTCTCCAATTACAGAAGAAATCACGCTTTGTGTAGTATTTGTAGTATCAAGAACTTCGAGGCTTTGCATTTGGGTTACGCCTTCGCCTGCGTTCTGTGGACCTATAAGTACAAAAACAGTGCCGTTGAATGTGTATAATTGATCGTTGCCGCTGTCCCACCAAAAGTCACCAATAGATAAACCAGTTGGCTGTGTTGCGCCAATTTCTGCTCCGCCAGTTGTACGCCATTGCGTTCCATCGTAAAACTTTAATTTGCTTGTGCCGCTGTCAAACCAAACCTGCCCACTAAGTGGCCTTGCTGGCTGATTAGCTCCGCTAAAGTTTTCAAGCAAGAACAAAAAGTTTTCGTTTTGTATTTCGCCGTAACCTGCGTAGTTTTTACCAATGAATTTAAGGTCAGTTGTTTGATCAACTGTGCCATCTTCCACTGTAGTTAACAGTGTGTTATTATATCTATCTATTGCATATGCCATTATTTGTGTAACCCCTAGTGCTATTAGTATTATTTATCGTTTTTCTTAGTACGCTGTTGTTGCCTGGTAAGCCCATGCACTTCCAGTAGATGTGTATGTCATTAGTGTTCTACTCGGCGATAGGATAACTGTTCCGCTTGCGCCGCCTGCATCAAATACAACGTCTTGTACTACGTTTTGATTCTGTGTCCCGTTAGAGTCTACTGCAACATAACTTACATTTTTTGCGCTTTCAACATCTACGCCCTGCACTGTTGCTCCAGCATATGATGTTGTGTGTATCCGCGCTACTTTATTTGTGTTTAGTGTTGCAGCAGGGTACATATCGTTTAAGTATGATGCCATTGCATTTTGTAGTGCAGTTCCTGTTCCCATGCCTGTAATATCCATACTAAACATAACTGCTTCTGTTGCAATTTCTTCATCTGTATATTCTTTAGTTGCAACTGTTCCTACTGAAGATTCAGTAACACCTAGTTCTACTGCTTTCTTTGCGCTAATTGCTTTGCCAACGCCAGTAATTTTTTGTGTGTCAGTAATATTAATATCGCCACCACCTGTAATTGCTATTCCAGCAGTTGATACAAATGCCATATCATTTGTTGACGTAATAGTTTTACCGTTAACGTTAATTTCATCAACTTGCAGGACAGTTAGCGTACCAACTAATGCTAAGTCTGGTGCCGAAGAGATATTAATCAGTGAAGTATTTGTAAGTTTGTCAACTCCGCCAATCTTATATGTTTTATTAATGTCTAACAAATCAAAGTTTACGTTTGAAGTAAATGCATTTGTAGCATTTTTCCAAATTATATCTTTACTACCGTTAAGACTGTTAACACTAATACCTGATTCATCTGCTTGAGCATCTGTAAGCTCAGTACTGTCGTTCATTACACCAATTTCAATAATTTTATCTTCAACTCTAAGTGTAGCAACGTCTAATGCAACTCTAGTGCCTTCTACAATTAAGTTGCCTGTACAGCGAATATCGCCTTCAACATCTAGTGTATATGCAGGCAATCTGTTAGTTGTAAAAATACCAACTTTAGCTGTACTTGCATCTACATAAATTGCATCTACAGAGATTGATCCAAACGCGCCTGACTTAACTCGTAAGCTTAAATCGTGGTCTGTAAGCTGATTTTCAATATAAAAACGTGGACCAACAACTTTTTGTACATTATTCTGTGATAACCCAATTGTTAAACCACCTGAGTTTTGAATTGTTAAATTACCAGTAGTAATACCGTTTGCAGTTGATGGAAGGAAACTGTCAGCAGTTCTAACTATACCGCCTGCCGTAACAAGTGCGTTTGACGAATCTGCAATACCTCTAAATTTAAAGTTAGCAGTATCAATTACGTTATAACCTACTTTAATAATACCGTTTGGATTTGATGCTGTAACTAATCCCATTACACGCTGCGCATAAATTGGAGTAAATTCAATATTACTAATTACTGCTGAAAGTGTGCCGCCTACATATAAGTTTGTAACAGTACGAGATCGACTCTGCGAGTCAAGTATGCTACCTATTTTAAATCCGCTTATTCCTTGTGTCAATGTATACTGTGGTCCCATCAACATTAAGTCTGAGCCGTCGTATGCATAAACTTGATTATTTAGATTGTCAATCCACAAATCGCCAGCAACCATTTGTGGTTGTGTAGTTTGTACTATTGGTCCACCACTTGATTTCCATATAGTGCCATTATATACTTGTAATCTTTGGCTATTACTGTCCCACCATAACTGGCCAGTTAATGGATTGCTTGGTGCGGCAGTATTACTAAAATTTTCTAATAGCTTAATAAAGTTTTCGTTAAAGTATTCTCCGTATCCGGTATAGTTTCTACCAACTAACACAAGGTTAGTGCTTTCTGTATCAATCTGCCCATCAATTAAGTCTGTTAGCAGTGTACCGTCTGTTTTGTTTAGTTGATAGCTCATTTGTTATTCTCCGGTGTAGATGATATAGTTAACTGCTAAGAAAGGATTCATAACATTAAAAGGTGTACCTAGTGTTGCTTCTGTTTTAATGCCGCCACTAGATGCAATGCCTTGTGTGCCACCTAATCCTGGTTCAATTGGTAGTGCAATTGCATTGTCGTCAACCGGTTCGCCAGCTCCAACTCTAACACCGTAAAACTGTGTACCACTTGCGCCTTCTAAGTCGTGTTCGTGTTCTGGTAAATTGTCAGTTGCAATTGTGTATGTTTCTGCGCCTGCGTTGCCACCAATTGCGTCAGCAGCAATATCAGATACTCTGTTTGCGCTTGGACCACCCATGTTGTCTAAGCCTAATCCCATTCTGCCTCTAAAGTCTGGTAATGTAAAGTAGCTAACGCCACTGTCGGATACTAAACTAGCATCTTTAAAGTTGTGTTGAATTGCTAACCATAATGTATTAAAGTCTGATTTTCTAACTTCAGTTCCGTCACAAAATAGCCAACCTGTAGGAGCTTCTGCGCCACCAAATGCCAGCATTGAACCTGCTGGTACAAGTGGAATTGTCTTTAAGAAGTTACGCTTTGTAATTCTACGAACGCCAGTAGTACCAGTAGTTACATTTAGTAGTAATTCGTCAGCGTTGCCTGCATCGTAAGTAACAGTCTTGTTACTAATAAAACTGTCAGCAATACTTACTGCAAAAGTTTTTGTACTTCCGCCAGTTTGTCCGTCGAATTCAAAACTGCTTGGTGCAACATCACCGCTTAGTGCAAATGTTGTAGCACTAGCAAGTCTATCTGCACTACCTGCTCTGCCACTAACTGTGCCACTTACGTTACCCTGGATATTACCAAAGAATGTTGTAGCATGTATTTGATCATACTTACTAACTGATGTTCCAATGTTTCTTGTGCCAGCTCCGTCTGGTGCAATATTACCGGTTTGTAAAATGCCGCCCACATCAAGGTCGCCACCAACATATGCATTAAGTGCAATTCCTATGCCGCCTGTAGTTCTAATACTACCTGTGCCAATCGATGAAGAATTTTCATTACTTGTAATTTGTAAAATGCCAGTTTCTGCTACGCCAGTCTTAGGAGATATTTTAATATTACCTTTAACATCAATTGATTCCTCAGGTGCAGCATTATTAAATCCAACATTACCGTCACTATTAATACTTACAACTGTTGGGGTTAAGTTACCGCTGCGCATTCTAATATCAATACTTGAACCACTTGTATTATGTTGTATAATGCCAGTTTCGCCGTCAATACCTAAACTTAATTGTCCGCCTGTGCCAACTTTAATACCATCATTACTTTTAACACTTAATTGATAGTCTGTTGTACTTGCAGCGTTACCTCTTAAAAAGTTACTTGCTGCAATTGATACGTTACCAACTACTAACGCTTCTGCTTTTTCAGCAGTTCCGTAATATTTTAGTGCTTGTACGCCAATAATTGCTTCATCAGCAATATTCATGCCAGGATTAATACCAGTTCTAAAACCTTTTATTGATGTTTTTGGAACAAACGTTTGACTACTAATAATAATTACAGGTTTGTCTTCAACTTTAATAGATAATACATTATAAGTTACATCATCAATACCCACAATTGCTTGTGCAGTAGCACCAGTTAATAGGCCATCACTAAAGTCTGGTCCTACTAATACCCAAGCACTACCTGTAAACAAATATAGCTGCTGACTTTCTGTGTTAACCCACAAGTCACCTGCACTACTGTTTGCTACAGCAGGTGCTGCACTAGCTTTTTTAAGTCCGCCACTAGCAACCCAATTTGTGCCATCATATACTTTAAGCTGATCAACTCCAGCTGTTGTATCATACCACAACTGTCCTTCTACTGGACGCGACGGTGCAGTAGTGTTTGCAAAATTTTCTAATATGTGCAGAAAGTTTTCATTTACTGCTTGACCGTATGCTGTTGTTCCTCTACCTGGAAAACTTAAAGTAGTTTCACTGTTGAGTGTATTATCTGCAACAATTATTGTACCTTTATTAACAGTGTCAGTGTAATTTATTATATATGGCATATTTTATCCCTTACCCTGCCAAACTTTGTACACGCACAGTGTAGTCAATTTGTATTAATCTGTTAAGCGACTTCTGTACAGGATGGAAAATAACATGTGTCATTAATCTT